ATATGCGACAGCATCCACAGGTCCACAGCTTACAAGAGAAGAATTATTACGGGAAAAATTTAAATATCTAAGAAAATTGGAGGCTTTAGAAAAGAAAGGTGTAGAACTTTCCAAAAAATACAATATGGATTCATCCTTGAGTGAAATGATGGGCGAATATGAGACAATTGTAGAAGAAAAGAATAAATCGAACTCTGTTAAATTTCAAGGAAACATGTTAATGGCTGCTATAAATGGTATTGAATTTTTGAATAATCGGTTTGACCCATTTGATGTGAAATTAGATGGTTGGAGTGAACAAGTCAATGAAAATATCGGCGATTATGATGATATTTTTTCTGAATTGTATGAAAAATATAAATCAAGAGCATCTATGGCACCTGAATTAAAATTATTATTTCAATTAGGTGGTAGTGCTATGATGGTTCATTTAACTAATACAATGTTTAAGAGTTCTATGCCAGGCATGGATGATATTTTACGTCAGAACCCTGAATTGATGCGTCAATTTCAAAATGCTGCTGTAAATTCTATGGCACAAAATAACCCAGGTTTTTCTGGTTTTATGTCAGGAGTTATGAATCCTGATGGAAATGGACCTCCACCACCAATGGCTACACAAGGCCCGAATGCTGTACCGACACCAATGAGTAGACCAGGTAACAACAGTTACGCGTCACAACAAAATGTAAATTCAAATATGGGTCGCAGTAATTTTGTAGACGATGGTATTAATTTGAGAGAAAATACACAACGAGCCGATTTTATTGTTAATGAAAAGACTAGACGACCAGCTAGACCAGAAATGAATGGTCCAAGTGATTTGTCTGATATTTTGTCAGGTTTAAAAACAAAAACAATTAATATTCAAGAACCTAATAGACAACCAATGAGCGCAAATAGCGCAAATACAAATAGTAACAGTACAATTAGTATAGAAGATTTGAAAGAATTACAAGGGCAAACTGATGGTAATATGCCAAAACGCAGTAAGCGTCGTCAAAAATCGTCAAATAATACTGTTAGTTTGGACATCTAATATATTTCGAAATAAATAATAAAAATAGTTTATTATTTATTCTATACAATGGTTTCTATTTTTTCTAATTTACCAGATGATATAAAAAAACATATATTATCGTTTGACAATCATTTCAAAATAAGAAGAGGGCAAATAGTTTCGGTAATACCAAAAGATGATTTTAGGTATAAGTTACTAGAATATATAACAATTCGATTGACAAAAGTGACAAGAATTTTTAGTAACAAATTTGATTACGATTATAATTTCCCCAACTTATTTGATATCGAAGATAGAAAAAAACAATTTATTGATGATGACATGTGTCAAATAACTATATTTTATCATGAAAATATTATTACATATCGTATTTTTATTGGTAGGTTGAAACCAAAAGAGACTAGTAGAGAGAATACAAATAAATTACAAATATTTCATAAAGGAAATTTGATAGATTATGAATGGTATTATATTGAATATTATTACAGTCGAGTGTAATTTTTGACGTTTTCTCTTGTATTAAGCCTTATTTTTCTGACTTGTATTTTTGTATACTGCGTCATATACATCATTGTAATTTATGCCAGGGTTGCTAAAATTTTTATAATTTTTGTCATAAAATACTGGGTATACAAAATTTGTAGTACTATTAGGATCAGTGTTATTCCCGTAATATTTTTCAAAACTATAACTATCAAATACTGTGGTAAAATTTTCGAGCATTTTATTTGTTCTATCTGTAGATATGTAGTAAATTACAGCATAACATAATAAAAATAACACGAAACATATTCCTAATTTTTTGTAATAATTCATATTATATACAAATATTTTTATTATAATAAATAACTAGTTTCAACTACATTGTTAGGTTCAACATCGTCGCTAACATATACAGGATATGAATACCATGACGGGTACCAATATGGATAATAATCACCATAGTCGCCCCCGTATCCGCCTCCATAACCCCCATAATATCTCCCTAAACCATATCCTAAACCAGCTGCACCTAAACCTCTTCCCCATCCTCCCCATCCTCTTCCACCATGTCCCCAGCCACCTCTGCCACCATGTCCTATGCTACCTCTGCTTCCATGTCCCACACCACCTCCGCGTCCTATGCTACCTCCAATGTGACCTCCGCCTCCACGTCCTATGCCACCTCCACCACCACGGCCACCGCCTCCACCACGGCCACCGCCTCCACCACGAGCTCCTTCTACAATACGACGGTTTGAACTATTGATAAATAGAATTAAACCAATAACAACGCAAAATACAAAAAACAACCCACCACACAAAAATAATTTATTATAACGCTTCATATTATATAGTTGGATATTTTATTCTTTTTTGATTTCGTCTTGGTTGATTGCGACATTTTGATTTTTAAGTTCTATTTTTTCTAAAGCATATTGACCACAAGGTCCACAATGATCTTCATTTGATAAATCGATTTTATTATTTATTTGTGTATTACAATTTTCTATTCTCCATCTACCAACCGGTTTTGGTAACTCTTTCGGTAATATTTTTTTTATAATAGTTGTTATGTATTTCATTATATATAACAACCATCTTTATTTTTAAGTCATTTTTATACCTGTTCTCATTAAGCCATCTAATAATTACATATAGTAAAACAAATTAAATATTCGCATTTAATAAATAAAATGAAGTATGTTTTTATGATTCTCTACTCTATTATTGTAACACAAATTTCAGCAAGCCAAATTAAACCAAAGTTATGTATTGGTTGTAAGTTTTACACAAAAGATTTTTTTACTTTTAGTGAATTTGGTAAATGTTCAAAGTTTCCTACAAAACCAGACAATGATTATTTTTTGGTGAATGGAAAAAAAAACAATAATAATATAGAATACCATTATTGTTCTACATCAAGAAAATTTGATCATATGTGTGGAGAAGAAGGTAAATTTTATGAAAAAAAATAAAATATGTAAGAAATGTTGCGCAAAACATACAACCAATTCTTAAAAACGCATAAATGTGGTCATCAATTCTTTATATTTTTCATTAATCAACGATTCCAAAGCGTCCGCTTTTAACAATTTGTCCCTTTTTAATATTTCAGAAGTTTCGTAAATCAAATCTTTGGCTGTCATTATTATCATTTGAGCGCAATTATACGCATTGTTAATTAATTCAATCACATCATTATCAATGAGCTCTTTGTATTTTTCACTATTACTAGGATAAATAACATTGCTTCCCATACCATAATACAAAACCATTTTTTCGGCCAACTTCAATGCTTCCTCAAAATCATTCAAAGCACCAGTTGTAACGGATACATTGTAAAACACTTCTTCCGCTATTCTACCAGATAATAAAATCATTAAATGTTCAAATAATGATTCTCTCACGTAAATATTACTAGTTGATGATTCAAACACTGTATAACCAGGGCTTTTCGGTGAAGATAAATTAATGACTACCTTTGACATCCTTGAATGATGTTTGGAGAAAAATCCGACAACAGCGTGCCCCATTTCGTGAATCGCAATATGATCAATGATATTCGATGTAAATTGATGTTCATTGGGCTGCCATCCTACCATCATTTTGTTCATAATGATGTCAAAATCGTTGAAATTAAATTCGGTTCTATTGTATCTCAGAGCATTCAACATAGCTTCATTTAATAAATTTTCGATTTGTGCTCCAGACAATCCATCTGTAATTTCTACCAAATTAGGTATATCGATACTATTATCACACGGTTTACCTTTAATATGAATATTTATAATCGCATCACGGGTTTTCTTATCGGGTAATCCTATAAATATCTTTTTATCGATTCTGCCTGGGCGAGTGAGCGCATTATCTAATAAATCAAAACGATTTGTCGCAGCGACCATAAAAATACCAGTCGTATTCTTAAATCCGTCTAATTCAACTAAAAGAGCGTTCAACGTGTTGTCTCTCTCATTAGAAGAGCTTTCTCCATCACTGGAACGTTTTCTACCTAAAGCATCAATTTCGTCTACAAAAATAATACAAGGCACGTTTTCACGAGCCAGCCTAAACAGTTCTTTGATTCTAGTCGGACCTACGCCAACATATTTTTCTTGGAAATCCGAACCAGATACAGGGATAAAACTACATTTAGCTTCACCTGCTAATGCTTTCGCAATTAATGTTTTTCCAGTACCAGGTGGACCTTCTAATATGAGACCTTTAGGAACTCGGACGTTGTATTTCTGATACTTTTGATAGTTTTTTAAAATATCAACACATTGGTTTAACTCGTCCTTTACATTGTCATACCCACCAACGTGAGAGAAATTAGAGGTTGGTTTTTTCAACACTTCAAAATTCTTCGTTTTTGAATAACTGCTACCAGGGTTACCATTGTTACCATAGCTTCTACCACCATATGAATTATAATTATTATCATCATTATCACTTTTGTTTATTTCGTTCATATCACCAATTTCTTCATCAATTGGATTGAATTGAATCCCTAGTCCACTTAAAAAATTTGGTGGTTGTTTATTTATAATGATTCTTACACGTGGCAGATCATTTGTATTATTTGACAAAGATGGTAAATAAAATTCGTTTCCTAAAATAGTCATATGCTGTTCAGTAATATTTTTTGAATTTAATTTTTTTAATAAGTTTTCATAATACATGGATTTATTGTTATCCGAAAAATTATCAATGTAGCTTTGTGATAGATTATTGGTATTATTTTTTTGTTGCTGTTGGAGTTTTTTAAGTAATTCTTCTGTATATCTTTGAGAAAAATGATATTTTTGATTTGATTCTAAATGAAACCTATAGGACAATTTAGTATGTCTTAAAGGGTTTCTTAAAGAATGTGAAGAATTAATGAGACACAAGAATATATTCAACAATAAAGAAAGAGTTTTCATCATTTTTATTGCTAGATATTTATTTTTTGGATTATTATCGAATTTGAGTAAAATACAATAAATATTTTTCTTATAATTACATAATGAAAAAAGCTTCAATAACATGCCCGAAAATAGGAATAAAAATTCATGAAAGTAAAAATGACTACAGAAATAATCCTTTTGAAAACAACCAAAACAACCAAAACACCCAAAACAACCAAAACTTATTAAATACAAACAATTTTGACTTAAATATTGATAACTATTCCATGAAAGATATTTTCAATTTATTCAATATTCAACAAAATGAATTATTAGATGAAAAGACAATGAAAGAGGCTAAAAAATTTGTGCTAAAAACACATCCTGATAAATCAGGATTAGAACCGTCTTATTTCTTATTCTATTCTTCTGCTTATAAAAAAATATTTTCTATTTATGAATTTCAAAATAAATCATTGAATAAAAAAGAACAGCAAGAAGATTTATCAAATGAATCAAATAACAGAATATTAGAAAATATGTTCAATAAAAATGAATCATTGAAAGAAGCAGGGAATTTTAATAATTGGTTTAACAAACAATTTGAAAAATTCAAAAATGATGATGATGACACTGATACCAATAAAAAGGGATATGGAGAATGGTTAAAATCGAGTGAAGATCTAGTTGACACGTCAAATGTATCCAAAGCAAATATGGCGAATGAATTTGAAAAACATAAAAAACAAGTACAATCCATAACTAAATACGAGGGGGTCAATGACGTTTTTTCATCTACTTTTGGAGCAACCATATTAGGTGAACATCAAAATTATAGCTCAGGAGGTTTATTTAATGAAGATTTAGGATATACCGATTTACGACAAGCATACCGAGAATCAGTTATACCCATAACGGAAGATGACTACAATACTATGCCAAAATATAAAAATATGAATGAATATAAAACAGCGAGAGACAGTGTCAATGTTGCGCCGATTTCAAAAGAAGAAGCCATGAAACAATTATTCCAACAGCAGAAAAAAAAGGAAGATGAGAGCATTGCTTTAGCTTTTCAATTAGCAAAACAAAATGAAAACGCTCAGAAAAAACAACAAACGTTTTGGGGAGAATTAAAACAAATTACAGGATTGTAAATATATTTATTTTTATTATATAATTATAATAAATACAAAGCACAAAAATGACTGTTAATAAAAAATATGAAAATGGTCTCTTTATATTTCGTAGGGATTTACGCATTGTCGACAACAATGGATTGAATTTATTAAGTGATAATTGTAAAAATTTATTTACTATCTTTATTTTTACACCTGAACAAGTTAGTTCTTCTAATAAATATAAATCGGATAATGCTGTCCAATTTATGATTGAGTCATTATACGATCTCTCACACGAAATATCTCAAAAAGGTGGTAAATTGATAACTTTTTACGAAGACAACGATTTTATAGTGAATCAATTTATAAAAAAATTCAATATTGATATCGTTGGGTTTAATTTGGATTGTTCTCCCTATGCGATAAAACGAGACAAACAAATCATGGATCTTTGTCATAAATTGAACAAAGCTGTTTTATGTGACCATGATTATTATTTACATGAACCGGGGACTATTTTAACCGGTTCAAATACGCCGTATAAAAAGTTTACACCTTATTATCAAGTAGCTATTAAAAAGACTGTTGCTACACCAAAATCATATAAAAAGATCAATTTTGACCACGGTCATAGTAATAAACACAAATTAACACATGAAATCACTTTGGAAGAAGCGATGAAAAAATTCACAATACAAAATGACAATATATTAGTTCACGGTGGGAGAACAAATGGTATTCAACAAATGAAAGAAGCATTAAAAACACAAAAACATTGTGATGTTACACGTAATGAAATGGATAAAAAAACAACTGAATTAAGTGCTTATATTAAATTCGGTTGTATTTCAATTCGCGAAGTGTATAAATATTTCAAGCCCAATCATGGAATTGTGCGTCAGCTCATTTGGCGAGATTTTTATGCTAATATTTTATATTCATTTCCATATGTATTGGGTCACGCTATGAAACCAAATTATGATAAAATAAAATGGCATCAAAATACACGATTATTGA